TGCGATCTCTTCTGGTGAAGGGCCGCTTGGTTTCTTTCTACCCATTATAGTTTACCTCCGGTTCCTAATAAGTTTCCGCCCCCAAAAATGTTTGAAGTAATCTTATCTAACAAGTTCATGTTTCTTTTTGCTTTCTTTGGTCTTTTGCTTAAATCAACTTGATTAACTTGTCTTCCTAGTTCTGCTTCTTGCATATTGGTTGCTATTGTATTTTGTTCTGCTTGTGACAACAGATTACCTTTTCCATATGTGAAAACTTGATTACCACCTCTTTGATATGCTTTGTCAAAGTTACCAACTGCGGCACTTCTCAACAAACCACCACCTGGAACAAACATCAATGGTAATGACATAAGGCTAGTTGCTTTTCTTTGTGAATCAACTTGTGCTTTGGTTAATGGTATTCTTGACATAGCCTGGTTGTATTCTTTTCTACCTGCACTTGTCATAACCACTTTACCACTTTTTGTTCTAATAGCATTGCCTTGGCTGTCTTTGATGTAGTTGCCTGGTTTCATTGATACAGTATTCCAAACTGAAGAACTATCTGCTCCACCTTTCATTCTGTTTGGATTGGCTATTTGTTTTTTTGTAATCTCTGATATTTTGTTTTCTTTTGCAACATAGCTTCTTGCTTTTTTGTTGCTTCTAATGATTCTGTCTTGATATATTGGTGCGTCATTCAACTGTTTTCTTGGTTGATTGTTATTGTTGCCGCCTCCGCCTGATGAACTTGATCTACTACCCATTATAATAAACTCCCACTTGATCCTAATGCACCTTGATTAGCTGTTCTTTTTTTGTTTCTTCTCATTGTGTCTGGCACCATCTGTTCTCCAACTTTCGAAACTATTGATCCAATACCTTCTTTTGTGTCTTGCATAACCTGATTTGGATTTTCCATATCATTTGCTCCTAACGGATCTGTTAATGTTTTTCTTAACTTCGGTTTCACTTGCTTTGGCATTGGTGGTGCAGGTTCTACCGGTAGTCCTGGATCTATCGGTCCTGGTATTGGTGGTCTTGGTAGTGGTTTTGGTATTGGTAGTTTTTTGGATCCCATGATTACCTTTCGTGCGTGTGTGCGTAATACAAGTTTATTTATATAATATATACAATCTGGCACTATTTATTGGTGCCTAATCAGTCAGTTTTGCTCTGCCTCCTGCAAACTGCAATGGTGATTGTATCAATGGTATTTTACTAATATCAACTGCTGGTTCTGGCAGTTTAGAAATGGCCATAGCTGTTGCGTCTATACAGTCATCATGTCTCATGTATGGAAACTCTTCTAACTGTGACATAAACTTACTGTTGTTTAACACTCGCTTATGCACTCTCATCTTGCCTACTTTGATAATAGGTTCAAGTTGTTGTGCCATAAAGTTAAGTTTGTTGACATTGCGAAACTCGCCAATCACAACAATCTTTTTCTTCTTTGCAAGTATTTTTCTTTTCAACTCTGCTTTCAATGTCATACTAAAGTTTTCCTCTAGATAAACATGGCCAAGTTTATACTTGTCACAAATGTTTATTACTTCTTCACATTGAACGTCAAAGTCTTTGTCTTTAGCCGCTGAAAGTTCAACTACATCGTGGACATAAACATAACCATTGCTGTCTCTTGCACACACTGACAGCACTGATGCATCTCTGCCTCTAAGTCCACTAGCAACATCCCAACTGCTAACCAATCTATTTATCTGCTGATCACCAATCCTAACAATAGGAAGATAACCACCCATTGGTTGTGGCAAGTGTTGATATGTAAGTTCTGCTTCGTATGTTTGTATTTTGTCAATATCAATAAGTGAGTCATATGTTTTGCTTGGAACCAACATATACTGTGACCGGAAATCACCTTCTGTTGATTCTGCTTTTTGTCTTTCTAACCAATCCCATGTAAACATACCATCTGGATGATTGGGCCATGCTAGTTCACTGTCTTTGTTGTAAACTGGTATTTTAATCTCACAATCATAACCAACACTTTTCACGTGTCTGTAAATAGTTTCTTCATGGTGAGGCGTGCCAGTAAGCAATATTCTTTTTGCAATCTTACCAAACTCCATCACTCTATCTTTGATAAAGTTTCTAGCATCTTCTGTTAAAACATTTGTTGCAACCTCAATATCGTCACCTATTATTTCATCGGCGTGCATTCCTGTAAATGAACTTGCCATAGATGTGCAAGTTACACTGGGGTTAAGTTGAATACTATCTCTTTCAACTGTAAACTGTGAACTTTGCCATTGATATAAATCACTTTTCAAATGTTGTGTAAGTGGATTTGTTTCAATAATAGAACGTATCATCATACTGTTCCTCATTGCCAATGCCTTCTTTGCCGACACAATGATACAAGTGTAGTTTGGATCTGTTAGTAGTTTCCAAGCAACATAACAACAAAGTATATAAGACTTTCCTGCGTGTCTAAAAACTTGCATTATCTTTCTAGGACTTTTTTGATTTGTGTCTAACCAATCACATACTTCAATATGCAACTTTGGTGTTGTCATCCCTGATAAGATATTTTGTGTGTCTAAAAATAGTTTGAATGGAACTTGTTGCATTATGCATCTTTGCTCTTGTCTTCTACGCCTATTCTTTTGAGTGCTTGTTCAAGTAGTTTTTCTGCTTGTTGATCATCTTGCACAGTTTGTCCTTTGCTAACAATACCTGAAATGTGTTGACACATTGTTTTCAACAACATCAAATGCGACTTTCTTGCATTGATTAAAAATGTTGCTTTTTTTACATAGTGTGGATCTTCATCCTTAGGCCAACTTGCATCAGAAAATAGTTCATGTGCGTGTGCTAGTTCTTTGTCAAAATATTGATTTGAAAAATCTTTTAGTATGGTTTCGAAGTTGTCATCAACTTCTTTTTTTCTTCCAGCCATTCTGTTTATCTCCGTTCTGTTAAGTTATTAAAAATATTTAGCCACAAAAAAAGCCCACCATCGCTGATGGGCTTTGTGATTTAGGAGAGCGATACAATGACAATCACATATTGTATCCGTATAGCTATGCCAACTATACAAAAATATTTATCAAAATATGCTGTTTTAACCCTGTTTATTGGTGATTTAGTGTGTCAAATCCTGTTTGTTCATCTGTCCACATATCCCATTTGTTTTCAATGCGGCCTATAATAATATTTCTTTCAACTTCCCAATCTATTTGTTTTGCTTCTTCCATTAATGCTTTCCATTGTTCTTCTGTAGTGCATTCTTGATCAGCAATCCAATCGTCAATAAGTTCTTCTAGTTCGTTGTATTTTTTTTCAAAGTTCCATTTGATTGTTTCTATATCAGCCATGTTGCATTTATAAACAAAATATTATAATAATGCAAATGTGTTCCTCGGTAGCTCAGTGGTAGAGCCCCTGACTGTTAATCAGGTTGTCGCTGGTTCGAGCCCGGCCCGGGGAGCCATTAAACTTTTTTATATCCAAATGAAGATGTGTTGAAACCTGCGTTAAGTCTCTTCACTTTATTGATTGCTGTTCCTTCATCACTCCAAATGTTTCTCAAATATTTAAAGTTTTGATTTAGTATTCTATTGTCTTGTCTTACGTAACTTACTTCACCATTGAAAGTTAAAACATACATGGCTTTGGGTGTTTGAACTTCATAATCAATACCACTTGGCATTTTCTTTTCTAATACTATTTTGTTTGTTGGTTTAGGCATCAACTATCTCAAAAAAATCATTAAACTTGTTTGGTGGTGCAAAGGATATATCTGACATATATGTATTTAACCAAATAAAAAAGGGTGGAGGTTCTAAATGGTTCTCCACCCCAACAAAAACAACATAGTAATGACTTATTACAATGTTATCTTATTATACACTCACCCAATGATCAAGAGCAAGAGAATATTTGTCAACAATATCATTTCTATTCCCATCTTATTTCTCCTCAAAAAGTTGATTGAAGTTGGTATCGAGTGTCTTGTATTCAACTGAATCTTCATCCAGTGCTACAATCTTGTTTCTGGCCATCATAGGCACAACATTGGAATAGTGTTTTTCTATCATGTCTACACTTGTTCCACATTGTGTTGCTATAATATCACTTGTAACACCTGCTATCAGTCTGTGTGTGATATAAGTGTGACGTAGTGAATAAATGCTAAATGATTGTCCTGTAATAGGATCTGTTTTCATATTGCATCTTTTCAGCAAGTTATCAAAACCGTTTTCGAAACTTGTATGATGTGGCCAAAACTTTTCTGATATATCAATGCCAAGTTTTTCATACTTCTTAATATGTGCATCAATAACTTTGGTTGCATCTGGCATAACAACTGCAATCCTTTTGTGATCTTTTTTGCCTGATATTGTTTTTGTCTTAAACAATATTTGTATTGAATATGTGTCTCTGCTTCTGCCTTTTTGTTTCACTTTTACTTTTTCTAAATGTTTTGCACCGATAGATGCAAGTTCACCACTTCTAGTGCCTGTTGCTAACATCATCACAATGTAAGTGTATAAGTCTTCTCGTTTGCTTCTAACTGTTGGATGTGTTGCAACTTGAATACCTCTGTTTGCTTCATATAAAAGTTTCTTGTCTGCACCGTTAACCAAAGCTGGCCTTCGTTGTGATGTGACTTTTATTTTTGGAAAGTCAGGTATATCTTTTCTTCTAATAATGTTTTCATCTACACACCACATAAAAAAGTCTTTCAATGTGACTAGTTCATTGTGGATAGTAGATGAAGTAGGCTCTGTTCCTTTTGGGGTTAATATTTTTTGTCTGTTGTTATACCAGTCAGTTAGTGTGTGTTCTGTAATCTGATCCAAAGGCATTTGTTTAAAATAAAAAACAAACTGTCTATCTAAAACACCTTGATATTGTCTGGCCTTTTTTGCTGGATATTTGTTGTCTATGTGTTTTTTGTATCGTTCGAAAAGTTTGTGAACAGGCGGCGACTTGTCTAGTGATCCGCCATCTCTCACGTGTATTCTTAAATCATCATATTTGGCATAAGCAACTGCTTTGGCCGTTTCTAAATCTGTTGTTGCACAAGTTTGTCTGTAGTATTTGGTGCCTATGTGTAGTTGCATATGCCAAGTGCTGTTGCGTTTTATCAATACAACAGCACCGTCGTTCAGCCTCACTTTGTTAAGTGTAGTCATTTATGCATTCACTGTTTTTTTAGAATAGTAAAAATCAACCAAACTTTGTATAGCGTCAGCAATCTTTTTACTATCAATAGTTTTCCTTTCCATTCCTTCGAAATAATGGATCACCATATTGCCTATGTCGTTACCGGCACTATACACATCAGTTATGTCAACACCTTTGTATTCTTCGCCTGATTTTCGTGAAGTTGAAATAAGTTCATTTGGTCTACCTGTAAGTCTCACACTCATGCCACCTTTTCTTATAGCATCTGCAAGTTCTTGCAACTTAGATATTGAAAAAACTGCAGACAGTATTAAGCCTCTTAAGTTTTTTGCATTACCTTGTTCATCAGCATAGATAGGTTTTTCACCTTTTCCGTCCATGATGTCTACATCGAAACTTAATACTGTTTCACCTGTTTCTGCGTTGATTTGTACTTTGCTGTTGAAGGTGGATAAACTTGCACCAAACTCAGCAACTTGGAACCAGTAATAGTTGTCTTTATCAACTTTACTGTTCATGCCTGCACAAGCTTCAAAACCTTTAATGTTGCTAGGCACATATTTTTGTTGTTTAGTCATCTTATTCTTCTTTCGTTGTTTTTGTTATTCTTACTATTATATTAACATCACTTTGTTATTTGTCAACCGAAAATCATACACAAATAATACACAATATATATGTAGGTGAAAATATTGCCTGTTTTCTGCGGTGTAAAAAGTGAACATGACTCCTGTTAAAATGTCAGTTTACCACAAATAATCAATCCACATCTTTAAAAAACCTAATAAAACTGCGGAAAATAAGGCTCTTGACAGATCTGCGTTTGGCTATATTATAATACACATAGCATACACAAGTTTGCTATAAACAAAAACAACAGAAGGAAAATAAGATGACTAAAGAAAACAATGTTCAAGAAACAGAAATAAATCAATCAGACAATATATACTTGGCACAAGAGGAATACAATAGACAAGTAGTTGCAGAAGAAGGTTGGTATGGTGGACCTTACCAGAGAACCAACAAGAAGTTTAGAAAAGATTATTGTGATGCATCAGGGGCTCTTGATTATAGCAAGTTGCCAACTGAAGCACCTGCTTCACCAGAACGTTATCCAATGGTTTACAGAGCTTTTCAACTTAAAACATTGATGGATAAGAGAGCTGAAGCAAACAAAAAAGAAAAT